CTCTCTGGTCTGTTCGGGTAAGTTATTTAAGATTTCCTGATCCTCTTCAGTCTGGGGGTCACGGAGCCTTACCAGTTCATAATCGCTCAAGACTTTGTAGTAAACACCGTTTGCAAAATTTAAACCCCCTTGGATTTGTATATCCGCTGGATTTAGAACTGAATACCTAACAGGTATAAAAATATCAGAGTTTCTAGAAGCCCCAAAGGTTTGGGTCATCTTCTTTATGTCCTCCTTGGCGACTTTTCCATCAAAGCGATAAATAAAGACATTTCCAGATCGATAGTACTCTCTAAAGAACTTATCAATAAAACTTTTTAAATTATTTTTTTCAAACAACGCATCGAAGAAATCTCTAGACTTTCGACTCCCACCTCTTAAGAAGATGCCAGAAGAAGAAAACTCTGTCATCATATCAATGGTGTTACGGAAAATAGCAAAATTGTAATAAGCTTTTTGACACAAGATTACAGTATCCCTGATGTTAAGGTTTGACTTATTAGAAACCCCATAAGTATATTTGAACGGAACTACTCCGTCAGATATATTTTTGAATCTATCCGTCCTGTGGATGTCGGCAGCCTTATTCCTCCTAGTACTCGTAGAAGCCTGAGCTTCAAAAGCGGTTAATGGGGTTGCGCTACTAGCCTTAGTTTCCTCTAAATTACCGAGGCCAGCCTTCTCAGCGGACGCCGAGGAAGCTTTCGAGGCTGTCTTTGGAGAACTTTTTGCTGCTTTTGCTGTTTTAGGCTTTTTTTGCATATTTTATACTGAAAATTACACTTTTTAAATCATCATGGGAGTAAAAGTATCATCTGTCTTTGTATCTTCCGCTGTCATCATGTCATAATAGCACTTCATTGCCCAAGTTCCAATCATAAGTGTTGTATAATTATCTCGTCTCGCCCTATTAACAGACGTATTTCTTTTTAAATGCTGGGGCAAATCAAATGTCTGCGTCCCTTTTGCGGTGCTTTTAACTTCTATTAGAGAGCACTGCTTTTTAGTTTGATATACTAAGTTATCCTGTTCTTCAATTAAATCTAATGCCGTTTCTCCAGCTTTAAATTTCAAATTTATACGCTGATTAGTCATCCTATTAAAAGCCTCATTATTAGCCGTGGCTTTAGAAGCAAACCAGATTCTCTTATGATCTATGCAAGCTTGTAGATACTCGTTTGATTTCCTCAACCAATTCGACGTAAAGATTTGTTTATAGCAAATTTTCCCACCCTCTTTATTGTATAGGTTTTTTATTTTTTTAATTTCTTTTTGGTAGTCAACTCCTTCTGCATCACTGTTAAAATCAAAGAAACTTAAGTCTTTACTAAACATTCCCGACTCATTACAGCTATCAATGAACTGGAAACCAGCGTTATCAATACATACCATTTCAAAATCAAAAGCATTACATAAATAATTAAAATAATGTATATGATCTTTTAAGTCTCCCCCTGCTACCGCATAACTGTGGACTAGGGTTCCAGTTTTCATTTCTTTATCCAACTCTATCACAGACATTGCAAAATAGTCAGAGCTTGGGCTGTTAGAAAAACTAGGGTCAATCGCACAAATATATTTACATTCAGGATCGCCTTTGATTCGGGTGGTGGGCAATTCGCCATCCGGTATAGTGCATTCGTGCATTTTCTTCGCACTAAAATAAGAATCACTTCCATCTGTAAATTGAGCACAGTATTCTCGCTGAAAAGAAGCACTCGAAGTTCCCCCGTTCTTAGCCTCTTCAATAACCGTGGTATCAATCATTTCTTCTGGAAGAGCTTCGTAACCAAGCTGGGAAACAAAGTAGGACGAATCTTTTTCTTCTTTGCTATAGATATGTTGGACCCACTCCTTATAAGTTTTATATAAATTTTCAAAAGTATAAGAGGCAGAAGATAGTGCTATCATTTTAGAATTATTCCCGAACACCACCCTATCCTCTTCCTTCATTATCCCGTCCTTGATGAGCTTGTCTTCTACCTCTCTTATCTCCAAACGTTCTTTCATGTCTTGCGGCGCAACTAAGAATGGCATAAGAACAGTATTGATAATATCTTCAGGTAGTAAAAGGTACTCATCTAAAACTAAAACATTTGCACGGAAGCCACGAATTTTTTCACCATTCAATGGGATAGCCGTAATTGACCCTCCATTTATTTGCCATTCAAATTGATCGTTCCTTTTGGCTTTCGCGCCGAAAGCCTGAGCAAGCAACTCAGCACCTTTTGAGTCTACTATCTTTTCTAAATTATTAAATATAAAGCGAGCAGTACGAAAAGTCGGGCCAGCAATTAATATTTTTGTGCCCGGTTCAAATATGCACTGTAAAAAACAAAACACTGAAGCAATAAAGGTTTTACCGCAACCACGACCCCACACGCACATAGAAAAATTTCTATTAAGCATTCCTTTTAAAGTTATCTCTTGATAAGGGGCAAGCTTTATATCAGCTATCAACTCAACAGTTAAACCTAGGTTGGCTCTTAAAAATTTAGCTAAAGTAATTTTAGCCTGTTTATTCTCAAGGTCTCCTTTGATCAGTGAAAACTGATCGTTGAAAGACTCGACATCTTTACTTTTTTTAGAATACCACATTATAGGACCTTGTTGTCATAGGCGAATTGCAAGTCAATATGTTTATGACTTGCGTTTCCTAAAAATATCTTTTCAATGACGCGAGAAGCATCATCTCTATTATTAACAAACAGAAACTGAACATGGGGGTAAGCCTGAATCAAATATCTCACGTTGTGAAATACGTATTCTGGGGTTGCTTTTATTTTTTTTGATATCTGTGGCAAGTAATTAAAAGACCTGCACTTATTAAGATTTTCCTCTACAACTACGACTAATGAAACCCCTGCTTCCCCTGCTCTTTCTATTTCGTTGACGAACCTTTTAAAACCCCCGCTTAACGTCCCCACGAAGTCGCTGGCGGACTTTCTTTCTATATGGCAGTCCTGACTATGGTCAGGATGGCTAAGAGCGTAGTCACCGAATTTTAGGTTCTTAATCTCAGTTTTGACATTAAACTTGAGAGGCTTCTGTTCTCTAGTGTCTACATAGATTTTAAATTTACTTTTGGCTGACTCTTCATGTAGTTCGAAATTATATTCTTCTTTAAGCTTTTGGAACTTGGGTAATAAACCTATTTCCTCACAGAGACTATAATAGTCCCCAAATAAAACATTGTAGATTTGAATGGCTGGCATCATTAGTGTGCGAAGCTCTACCTGTGTGGGGGCAAAGATTAAACTCTTTTTTTCTTTCCGTGCTATGAGTAAATCCTTGCAATACTCTTTAGACACCTTTATGTCTTGATTTTTTAACCAGAGTCTAAGATTAGTCCTTGAATTAAAATCATGATCAAAATAATACTCTTTACTTTTAAATTTAATAATTTTGCCATCATGCTTATCATGACGGGGGTAGTAGGTTTGGTAATATTCTGCCATCCTCATCTTGTGAGCTTTAAGATGAGCGTGAAGCTGTCTTTCTGTATCGAAAACTTTATTACAAGCTTTGCAATTTTGTTTCTTCGTATTTGTAGTCAAAGTGCTTGATGTCATCTTTGTATAACCTTTTTATAATTTCTATTGATTCATCATCATAGAATTTCGAGTAGTGAGGTCTCTTATTGAGCTTCTTCGCTTCCATTAGTGGGCGGCGGTCTTTGCCAAGCTTATCGCAAAGTTCATCAAAGTCATTTTGCAAATTTTCAAACCTACCAATAAAATCAATGTTAATTTTTCCACTATTGTTTCTAATCCACTCTCTTTGAGAAGCAACCCACCTGCCTTTATAGTAATTGTCTAATGACAGATTAGAACTTTTGCCAAGGTATTGTTTTATGTCTTTTGTGCTTTTTATTTTTTTTAGAAAAGGTTTAAAGCCACCCCTCAAGGCTAAATACCATTTTTCTTGGACACTTGGGTGACCACCAAAGTTTACGCCCTTCTCTGGGATCGAAGTCATACCATCAAACGTAGGCATTCCATCATACCAAAAATTTTGTCTATGAAGCCACAAATACCATGAGACCATTCTATCCCACGGGTTCCTTACGAAGGTAAAAGTAAAGTACTCTTTAATTTTTCTGTCTTTAGCGTAACATCTCAAAGTCTGATGCTGTTTATCCGGTTGCTGTTGATTAAAGGCAATCTCAATACTGCTACCGGCAGTTTTGTTGATATGTATAAAAATTAATTTTTGCTCTTCAAAAATCATCCTTCGAGAACCTCATCTTCGCTTATCCCCATTATACGAGCTTTTACTTCATCCATAGAGGAAAGGTTTTCAATCTCTTCTTTTACAACCTGTTTTCTCAGTTCTGCTAATTTAATTAGCTTTTGTCTAGACTCCTCCTCTTTCCACATTTGAACTAAATTGATTATGCTTGCATTCTCTTTAATTTGATTTTTCAACCTGTCTGACCTCTTCTCCTTAAGATCATTCAGTAGCTTATTTTGGCGGCCCACTGATTGATGGTAGTCGTTTTGGGCTTTACCAATAGCTTCTACTAGCGACATGGAAATTCTTCTTCCATCAGTATCATTCGCCGCGTCATCGAGAAGTCCCTGTAGGTGCTCGACTCTTCGTTGTATATTAGAAGCTATTACCACCTCGGTTGATAAGACAATGTATTGATCAACTTCTTCTTGCGTTAAATCTGACTTATCATGCGTGTAACGAATAAAGCTAGATTCAAATAGGTCTCTATCAACTTGACTGTCAAAATTATTTATATGATGCAAGAATCTATAAGTGTGAAGGTATCCAATCAAGGATTCCATTTCTTTTCTTTGACGAGCAGTAAATTTATCTTTATTAATTCCATCGAGCACATACTTGTTAACTCTGCTTATAATAAGATTAATTGTGCGTGGTGGTTTGTATTCGACTTGATCAGGAACATCATTTGTGTGAGATGCTGCTACTAGAGACTGCTCTATTCCTTGCCCCTGTCTATACTCGGAAACCAGCCTTGTTTCTTTATGGAGATTCGTTAGCGTGTGGTCATCAAAAATAATCCTAGTTACATCTAAGTCACTCATGGCATGACCGTTGTTATTGATGTATTCTTTCATTTCGTCAGATAGGGAAACGTCA